TCCAAAATGAATAGCAATCTGGATAATCAAAAGTAAAAAATGCTACTTCATATTCATCCAAAGGTTCAGCATCCATCAAACCTTTAGTACGTAATTTATCTGTATCTGCTACAAATCTAACATCGAATTCATCACGGAATTCTTTGCTAGTGAGTCAAGAACCAACTTTTCTAAATTTATTTGAAGATGCCTTTACGCTTCTCGCTTCTTCAAGATCAAATCTATCTTTTGTTCTTTGCTTTCTAAATTCATTAACATTGTCAATGCTCAAATAATGATCACGTAATGCTAATCTTGCTCTTTCAGTAAGTTCTACAGATCTTCCATAACCAGTGAGTAATCCGGCTGTTTTAAGCGCTAAAAGATCATTGTCAGAAATTTCTGTTGGGACACCACAAACTTTGCTATCTTTATGTAAAGCAACATAACTAGCTGCGGTTACTAATACATCAGTATTTGCATCAATTGACTTGAGCATATCCAAATATTTTTCACTCAATTTAGCTGCTTCAATTTTCTTAGGAGCTTGTGAAACACCAAGAAGTTGAATTTGAATATCTGAAAGTCCAAGACCTTCCATTGACGGTCCGTCAAATAATTCTGCATGTAAATCTAAAGAATGAACTGGTTTAATTGGTATAGGCATAATTTAATTCCTTATCTGTTTGGTATTCTATTTTTCCAAGCATTTCCTTCATCAACATTTTTCTCATATGTTTCTTCCCAGGAAAACTTATCGCATAAATCATCTCCACTATGTATAGCCATAGATGGACTTGAAGCTGGATTACCTGGATCTACATAAGCTGGTCCTGGAACACTATCTTCTCCATGAAGTTGACCCTCGATACTTTGTCCATCTTCCTCACCACCTAAGTCTCGATACTCTGGCACTCTTTTTCTAGGATTAATTTTTTGTCGCCAGAAATCGTTTTGTTTGTATTCTTCTTCTAATTCTTCATACGGAACTAAAGAAACATTAGGTGATTGTGTCACTGATTGTTGAGGATAATATTGAGCAATCTTTTCAAACAAACTGTCAGCTTTTGAATAATGACCAGTTTTGTCCAATCTTGAACAGACCTTTATTAATGTTTGAATTGATTTTGCATTCATAATTTGTTCTTGTTAAATAAACCTTAACTTACCTTTAAAAAGTATGCCCACCAATTCCAAAAAAGGCAGATCCATCATAAACTTCTTCTGTGCCTTTATCTTCTTTCAAGCTCTGATCATTGTAATCTAAGTATGTGGTGAATTTTTTATTAGGATGCATTTGCCCCTCTAAAGATACAAAAACATCAACATTTTTCATTTCTTTTGGCTCTGGAGAAATATCTTTAGGAGCATGGATATTTGCTTTGCCATCGGGTTCAGGATAAGTTAAAACAGTATCCTTAAGACCATATTCTTTAAATCCATCATGGTCAGGAGTATTAACTGTCATTAAGTCTTGAATATATACATCTACGTCTTCACCATGGATTAAGATTGGCGTTTTACCAATAGGAGCATATGAGAATTGTTTTTCATCAAACTCATTTCTATCTTCTGGGTATTCATCTGTAATTCTATTTCTTCTTCTAACTGCGTAATCTTCAGCTACACGATTGATAGAATGATCAGAAATAGCAAAATGTAATCTTTCAGGTTTGTCTGGATCTTTATAATCTTCTCTATCATATTTATAATCTTTATTATATTTATGACGATCCTCTAAAGCTTGTTCCATAGTCATCATGTGTTCAGCTTTAGGTCTGTAATGTTCTCTAATATATGCTGGGCTATTCTTAATCAAACTATTAGCAGCATTTTCTAATAATTGTTTATAGTTATGAAGTTGTGCTCTGAACTTTGCTCTTAATCTTTCTTCAGGAGTTAATTCATAAGGAATTAATTCTTCATAATGTTTATGTTGAGGAGTAAGTCTCGACTCAATATTAACATCTCTATTGTCAGGTTCAATATGAGTTCTTCTTAACAATTTATCAAAACTAGCATCTTCATCTACATAAAGATTAATTTCATGCCCACCCCTATTTGATCCGCCACGACCAATAGGACTACCACCAGGCTGATAAGGAGAACCATTGCCTCCACCGCCTACACCACCAAATTGAGCTGTTCTGATATTGTTAGACATAATGATTTGTTCTTATTAATTAAAAAATTTACCTTTATCGTCTATTGAGATTGACCATTTTTGAACGTGGCAATCTAATCATAATTTTAGATGTAAGACACTCGTAAGCTGCAGCTGCTACAGCATCGCAAATATCATCTTTATAACCAGAGAGTGCTTCTATGTAATATCTTTTACCCTTCCATTTTTTTTGCAAGAATAAAAATTGAATTTTTGCTTCTTGAACTTCATTTAGAGAAATTAATCTTTTATCTTGATCATAATATTCACCGCCAGAAAGATCATAAATATCGATTCGATCATCACGAATCAATTGAGATAATTCTGTGTAAATATTTTCTTTATACTCTTTATTGAATTGGCGCTCTACAATAGGAATTCTCATGGATTGAAGTTTTATAATAGAAGATTGTGAATTCCATTGGTCAATAGAAACTTGCTTAAATCTAAATCTGTTATGTAAATCTATTACATAATCTTCAACTTCGCTTTCTTTTACTGGTTGATTTTTAGTTTTAGGATTCCAAAAATGTATATGATCAATGACCACTCTTTTCAATGGCTTAAAATCTGGTCCAATCTGACCATACATATTCTCTGTATGAGCAACTACAAGAGCATAATAATCAGAGGTACGAGCTGGATCTAAATGACAGAAATATTCAAAATTTCCTTCTGCTCTTTCTTTTCTTTTCACCATTGACATAGAAGAGAACATTCTATCTATGTCATCAGAAACAAACATAGGATCAGATGATGAAGCACCAAATTCTGCTCCATATTGCATTTGAAATTCTTGTGGATCTTTCTTCTTTTGAGAGTCTAACCATTCCTTATCAATATTAGGATTCGTTAGCCATGTAGGAAGTCTCATTACAAGAGTAGTAGGATCTTCTTGTCTGTTTTCATGTAAATCATAAAGCAGCCCAATTGGACCTTTAGGGTTAGAAAGAAGCATCATTTTTCCATCTTTACCAAATGTAGCAAGAGATGGTTTGAGATCATCATAAAGTGCGTAGTCAACTCCAGATTCAGGATTATCTCCAGCCATAGCCGCAACTTCGTCCATAATAATTGACCAACAAGTTAAACCAACAAGACCAGATGCATTACTAGAACCGCATCTCAACACCAAAGAACCCGCAAAAAGATTGATATTTTGCTCTTTTCTTCTAACATTCTCTTCTCGGTCATGTTCAGTGTAAAATCGCATTTCAAGCTCAGTATCTTTGCCAATATAAGGTGCAAAGAAAGGGGAAGCTAAAACAGTTTGCTTGATTTTAGAGAAGATTGCTTTTTTTGCCTGTTCTTCATTACGTGCAACATTGAGAAGAACAATTTCATCAAATTCCATCAAACCATATCTAGCTTGAGGATGACCCATAGAAATTAATCTATAAAGTTCATAAAGAGCCATAGCAGACACAAGGAACGATTTACCAGAACGTCTACCAAGAACCAAAACCAATTCTTCAAACTTATATCTCTTGGTACATTTTTCTTTAACTTGCATTCTAAGTTTTGGATCAAATTCTTCAGAAAAAAGTAAATCTGATTCACTTTGAAATCCATCTATAATTGGTCTAGCTTCTAAAATCTCTACTTGTCTTTCAGCATCAGGATTAGTGGCTTCATCTTTTGCTAATTTATATCTTTCTTCCCTAACATTATTATCAAGTCGTTTACATTGAAGGCACGGAGAATTAACTACATTGAAAATAGTTTTAAATTGTCTGCTTTCAGATCTAGCTTTTAAGAATTCATTTTCATTTTTTTGAATATAATGCCATACACAACCTTTACAATCTTCTTGGTTTTCAGACTCATCTATAACCAGATTTGTATTGCCTTCTTGCCCCATATAAAAACACTTTAGGATAAGTTTTTGCCAAGGATAAGGTTTTAGATTACAAAAATATGGATGCTCAATAAATGTAATAATATCTACAATTTGGTCAGGATTAAATCTATCTTTAGGTGGCTTAAGTGGTGGAGCAACTTCTGATCTAGTGGCAGGAGCAATCTCATCAACAAAATCATCTGCATATTCTGTATCTTTAAATAATGCAGTGACGGAGTTGGCCTGTTGAAGTAGTTGTGTTCGTAATTCTGCTGGAGATTTAGGAACTGGAGTTTGTTTTCTCATTAATTATCTTGTTGGATCTTTTCTCTCAAGGCAACAATTTCTTCTCTGATAATTCTTTTGTCATTTTCAGATTCCATCTTTTCATGTAACTTGGCTAGAATTTCAAAGATGTTGATATTGTAAATACCTTGATTATCTCTTACTTCTTTAAGATGCAAAATTTTAGAAATTAACTTTTCTACCATTGCTGCTCTTTTGAGTTTCATATCATTGTTTTTAGAGCAGTCAATACCTCTAACATCATCAAGTTCTACCAATAGTGCAGTGAGAGCAAGATGATGTTCACGGAAAATCCAAGGAGCAATAAGTTCTTCCCGTTGTTCGTAATTCTTGAGACCTGAAGTAGAAATTTTCTTAAAATCACAGTGTTGCTCCATGTGAGTATTAATCTGCATCCAGTTCATCTGTGCATCGAAATACTGTTGGAAGAATCTAATTACTGATTGATTTTTACGTCCAGAATCAAGATATACGTGTTCTACTAAATCTCTGAAAGGTGAAGTACAAATAGCGCATCGTGGTTCCAAAAATTGAGGATAAGATATATCACTCATATTATCAGGAGGAAGAGGCATTAAAGGTTTGTCGCCTTCTTTCAAATCCCTGAACATTTTAGATGGCTTTTTTGGCCCTTC